CGTTAGTCAGGCTATCAAGCTTCCTGTTGTTGCTGTTGCGTCGCTTCCTGCGGCAGGTACGGCCGGACGGAAGATGTTCGTGAACAACGCCAACAGCACATCGTTCGCCACCGTTGTGGCTGGTGGTGGCACTAACACGGTTCCGGTATACGATAATGGTACAGCTTGGATGATAGGGTGAAATGGGGTGAAACATGCCATCAACGGATGATATCCCGCAGGCTTCGCGATTGCACTCCGAGCTTAATAACCTCAATGCCGCCATCGCTCTGTTGCAAGCTGATGGAACGGTTGTGAGCAATTTGACCATACGCGGATCGCCACCGGTAGGCGGTGAGATGTCGATGGTCACTCCCAATCCGCCGATAAGCGATCCGGCGACGTTGCAGAATCTTGCTGCGGCTTTGCAAAAGCAGGCTGATGCGCTGGCTCAGCAATTGGCTGACATGGGATACACATGAGCAATCCTCCGACATCACCTGGGTTTGTCGATTTTCAGGTTTTGACCGCGGAAGAGCTTAATCAGGCTTTCGTGGCAAAGCAGGACTATCCTGCTGTGACGCCTTCCGTTGGGGACAATTCGACCCTTGTTGCTACGACCGCGTTCGTCAATGCGGCTCTTGCCAATGAGCTTGATGCGCTGCCGTCCGATGCCCCGCCGTTCATGGACACCGGCACCACGGGCCTCCCTGGATCGGCCACGACCTATTCCCGTGCCGATCACGTTCATCCGAGCGACACGACGCTCGCTCCGCTTGCCGGGGCAGTGTTTACCGGTCCCGTCAGAGCGCCGACGCCGCCCACCAGTCCTCCTGATAATTCGACCTTGGTTGCCACCACTGCATTCGTTGCCGCAGCCGCTGGTACGGGTGGGTCCAATACACCGCCGCCTATGGATAGCGGCACTACAGGCAGCGCCGGTTCGGTTACGTTATGGTCTCGTGGCGATCATTATCATCCAAGCGACACCTCGCGCGCACCTCTCGCTGGACCGGCGGCATTCACGGGCGTGCTCACGTCATCACAGACATTGGCCAGCACTGATAATTCAACCAATGTTGCCACGACTGCATTCGTTAAATCTGCCATTGCGGCTGGCGGCGGCGCAGCGACACCGTATCCTAATCCGCCAGCGATGGATGCTGGGACTGTCGGCTCGCCAGGGTCGGATAGCCGGTACTCGATGGGTGATCACGTCCATCCATCCGATTCCACCAAGGTCACCGACGCACCGGCCACAGGTGGTCCTTACGGCCGTCAGGCTGGCAACTGGGTGAGTGTTGCGTCATCAGGCACGGGCGTGAGCGTTGCCTCTCTGACCGGAGGATTGCCTCTGGTCGGTGATGGTATGACCGATAATTTTAATTCCTGGGTCAATGTTCCCAAGAATATGTACAACCTGAACAACGAATGGCCTGTTACGGTCACGTTGTCGAGCCTTGGTGGGGCCGGTTCCCCGTGTGTGGTTACTTGGCTTGATCCGGTAAGAGGCAAGGCGTCAGCGCATAATTTGAAGCCCAATCAGGCGTTTTATTTTCTGCCGCCGTCCGGTGGCGGGTCATTGCCGGGCGGCATTACTGCCAACACGCCGTATTTTGTTACATTAGCCAACATGACACTCAATTCGTTCACATTCAGCACCGTGAACAATACTGCTGCATACGGACTGGGGAATGTGCGTGCAACAGAGGGTAATCCTGTCACCACCACCAGTGCAATTACTCCTGCGCGAACGGTATTTACATTCACATTTCCGGCGGCGGCGTCTACTCCATCGGCTGCGCTTCTTACGGCACCATTACCGGCGCTGCCAAATGGCACGCCTGTGATGCTGAACACGACTGGGACTGCGATGCCTAATCCGCAGTTGCCTTCTCCGTTTGTAAACTACAACGTCTACTACGTCGTCAACAGCACGGCTGGCACATCCAATTGGACATTTAGTCTTGCGTCAACCGTTGGTGGCGCTGGAATTGCTACGACTACCGCTCCGTATGTCACTACTGGCTTTCCCGCTGTGCAACCGATTGTCAACAACTTCAGTTTTATTGCCACTGTCGTTTTGCTCATCACGTTTCCTGCGGTGGGGCAAAGCACCATCACATGCAATCAGCTACCAGCACTTCCCAATGGTACGCCTGTGACATTGAGTAGTGGTAACACTAATTCTTATTATACGAGCTTGCCGCTTCCACTTCCGGCGACAGCAGTTTTTTACATTGTCAACAGCACGACCAGTCCGACCAGTTGGTCATTCGGTCTTGCGTCTGTTCCAAACGGCACTGCGATTGTCCTGACAGGCACGGCTGTTAGCTCATACGCATATTTTATGTATCCAAATACGGTTCAGGTCGTTCTGACAAGCAAGGATTGGATTAATCTCTTGGTGCCTCCTGGGACGTATGCCACCCATTACCCGTTTGGTTATGCTGCCAACCGTTTTCAGTCTAATTTTATTCCGATGGGCGTCAGTAAAGTTAGGGTGAATATGTATGGTGCGGTATTTGACGATCTGACCGTGCCTGCGCCGAGTGGAGCGATGCTTGGTGAGGTTCCGCTGCCGGGTTCGTGGGCAATTCAGCATTTTGACTATATAAAAACCACCCAGCAAAGAGGTGCTAATCCGACTATTCAGCCTATACAGCTTATGGTTCCATCAAATGCGAGTTATTACTATCCTGGTGGCTGGATTACGATTCTGTCTATGGACATGATGAATGATCTCGGCAAGCTTACTTCCGGGCCGCCGTGCAATCACTATGTTGAATTTAATCAGATTGTTTCAATTGACGCAACCAACGGTTATATTCTTCTCAAATATCCGCCGAGGTTTGTTTATTCTGATCGCTTTCCTAACATGTACAATGGTAATCAGATCGGCGGCGGTGCGGCGGTGATTGCGCCGATGGGGCCGCAGTGGGATGTCGAATATGAAATTCTTGGGGGGCGCTTCCCGATTGCAATGCCTGGAATGATGGGCAGGCGTGTCATCGCGACAGATTGTAAATTTGACATCATGTTCGGCATGGCGACACTGAGCCGGGAAGTCATCTTCCGTCATTGTGAAGTCACCGGCAACTTAAATCAAGTCGATAAGATGATGGAGTATCTCGAATTTGAGGATTGCAAAATTGCTCTGCCGTTTACCAATTCGACGTGCTTGCTGTGTGTAATAAAAAAGTGTCGTGGCACCCTCAGTGGTTTACCGCGTTCAATGCACATTGAGGATAGCATTATTGATTCGTGGAACATTGGACTTACTGATTTGGGTGTTGCTGACATGTGTACAATCAGAAATTCTAGGGTTGAATATTTTACCTGGACCGGCCGCGATGACGGAGCTGGATATGGCTATGGGAATTACGGTAATGCCATATTGGCCAATTGGACGTTCAGTAATGGTACGTTCAGCCGTGACCTAACGAAGGTGCCGCAGGCCAATAGCCTTCAGCCGTGGGCGGTCCCTGGTGGCAAGTATTTTCTTTCCGACGAGGCTAGGCAATTCACGAATATGGGATCGCCGTTTGCGGTACTGAACGTCTATATGACGGGTACGGCCATCTTTGCTCCAGCGGTTGCGGCTTATGGTGCTGGTGGTACGCACAACGCTCCTGTCGTTCTCACACTTGTGGGAGGTACTCTCAATACGGGTGGCACAGCAGCAACAATCAATGGCACGATTGGTCCCAATGGCGGTCTTCTGTACGCTGGTGCGCTCTCGGTTGCTAATGGAGGCAACTACTCTACTTTTCCACTAAGTCCTGCTCAGGTGACATCTTCCGATCCAGGCCTTACCGGGGTTTTGGTCAGCTTTGCTGGTGGTGGCATCTACAATGTTGATACGACGTTGCGGGCGATCCCGACTATTCAGGGAACGGTTGCTGGCATCACCGCAGCGGTGAGCGCGGGCCCAACTGTCTTTTCCGGGGCAGTAATTGCTAACAGCACGCCTGTGCTGCTGCAATCGCCTTCAGGTGTGTTGCCAACCGGGTTCACTCCGATCACGACGGTTTATTATGTTGTTCAATCGAGTTCTGCTGGCTCTGGCTCATTCCAGCTTGCGGCAACGTCAACTGCCGTCGCTGGCATTGTTGGCACTGGAACGCCGAGCGGCACGTATACTGTCATCACAAATCCACTGCACATCAATCCGCATCCATGTCCGCGTTTTACCGCAAGCGGCAATTCGGGATGGCAGGATATCGTTGATCTGAACGGTGCGGTTGACGAGCCGATCTGGAGCAGGTTCAAGCGCTCGTTTGTCGGATTCCAGAGTACGCAGGAAATCAACTTTCAATATCCGGTTGGTACTCTGTGGGGGAATCTGGTTTCGATGACGATCAATGTGATCCAGCCTGCTGTTATCACCAGCGGCACATGTCTCGTGTCTATTGGGGCTAATGGGTTTACGCAGCCAAATCTCGGAACGTCAGGATTTGCGCAGACGGTTAACTTGACTATTGCCGGGGTGCGCACGATAACGCCGACAACCACAACAGGTGCGCAGACCGGTGATATTCTTGTGCCATATGGCGATTGGCTCTCGTGTGGTATACTGCATCCGTTAAGTATTCTTCCCGCTGGTACTCCCACCACCAATTTGGCGAACTGTGCGATCTGGACCATTGAGGTTCTCACCGATCAAGGCATCACGAAATATGCTACTATGTTTGGTGCTGGCACTCAGGTTCAATCCAACACCACAAGTACTTATGTCGATAGCTCGATAAAGCAAATATGGCCTGCTGTTCCATGAGGAATAAATAATGCCGATCCAAACAAATCCGGCAGGGACAGCACCGTTACCTGCACCTCTCGATGGGCGCATTACGAGCCTTCCTGCGCTTACTGCTGTGATCGGTGGGGAGTTGATCGAGATCACGTCTCCAGGCAACGCGCAGTTCGGCAACAGCTATCGGGTGACGACCAATGTTCTGGCGGCATATGTCAATGGGGTGTCGCCTATACAGCCATCCCTGCGCGCTCCGCTCATGGACGAGCCGATTGCTGTGGTAGGCGTCTCGGGGGCGTATTCGCGGGAGGACCATGTACACCCATCCGACACCAGCAAGGCACCTCTGGACAGTCCGATCTTCACCGGCACGCCTACGGCCCCTACTGCATCGCTAGGCACGTCTTCGCTTCAGATCGCCACATGTCAGTTTGTCGAAACTGCGATTTCCCTTATTCTGCCGCCCGATCCATCGAATGCCATACCAAATATGGATGCCGGTGCTGGCTCGTCCGGTACGTCTGCGCTTTTTTCGCGTGCCGATCACACGCATCCGACCGATACCACCAGGGCTCCGTTGAATAGTCCGAAGTTCACCGGTACGCCATCGACCACGACGACACCCGATCAATCGGACAATTCAACGGACCTTGCAACGACGGCCTTCGTCCATACAGCCATTATCAATGCTGGTGGATCGTCCCCGTCCACGTCCTTGCCTTTGATGGATGGAACAGGAGGCGGGACGGGTGGCGCTGCGGTTGGTTCGAACACCGGTTTTTACGCCATTGCCGATCATATTCATCCGACCGACACGACACGGGCACCGATTAATGCACCGGCTTTCACGGGTGTTCCAACTGCTGCGACGGCCGGTCTTGGGATCGCTACAAATCAGCTTGCTACGACATTGTTCGTCGGAAATGCGGTAAGCGCTGCTGGCGCTACTTCGACGCAGTTCCCTCTCATGGATGCTGCATCAGCGCTAGTCGGATCAGGCACGACATATGCTCGTTACGATCATGTGCATCCCAGCGACAGCACCAAGGTCACTGATGCTCCATCGGATGGAAACATATATGGCAGGAAGAACGCCACTTGGGTGATTCCAGATGGCCTGCTGGTAACTGTCAGTTTTTACATCACCTCAGGAACTATCACTATTCCTGCAAACGCGAACACGGCAGTGGTCTATCTGTGGGGCGGAACTGGTGGGAGCGGTGGAGTTTTTAACTCTTTCAATCAATGTGCATCTGGCGGTACTGGCGCAGCCGGATTCGTGATCAAATATCTGACCGGTCTGACACCGGGTAATACCCTTACCTATACCAGAGGTGCTGCTGGTTTGGCTGGCGATCCAAGTGGTACTATTAATGGTAGCGGCGGTGGTACTAGCACGATTGGGTCTGGCACACAGACAATACCGGCAACGCTGACTGCTGGCGGCAGTGCCGGTTCGGCTGGTACTAGTTCGACTGGCTCTTGGAATACTACCAACGGTACGGCTGGTGGCAGCGCCAGCGGTGGCGATCTTAATCTAGCAGGTTGTTCAGGCACTGATGCTTTTAGTGATACGACAGACGCTTCAATAATGAAGGGGCATGGCGCGTCAAATGTTTACAGCGCTGGTGCGGATGGTGCTGTATCATCTAATAGTGTCGGTAATCCAGGCCGCGTTGGTGGCTGTATAATATGGTGGTTTACATGAGCGTATATCTGGTTGTCGATAAGGATAACGTCATTCAGAACAACATCGAATGGGATGGTGTCTCTGATTATTCGCCCGGCGAAGGCTTGCGGCTTGTGGCCTATGATGGTCCTGCCGGTGCGGGATGGAAATGGGACGGTGCAAAGGCCACCGATCCTAATCCGCCATCACCACAGGTTGTGGCTCAGCCGACGCCTCTGAGCACGCTTGAGCGGCTTGCCAAAGAGCTAGGTCTGCCGCCGGAAGCGCTTACGGCGAAGCTTGTGGGATGATTGCATGAGCTACGACTACAATGGTTTTGTCTCGGCGTTCGCGCTCAATCTCGTTGTGCCGTCGAACAATGGCGATTTTCAATCGATGCTTCCCAATGCGATTGATGATGCCGAGCAGCGGATAAGGCGCGATCTCGATCTGCTGGCCAATGTGGTGCGTGATCAGACCGGCACGCTGACGCCGAATAATCGTACTTTTACATTTCCTCAGCATTTCGTGGTATGTGAGCGCGTGAGTGTGTTCACGCCGGTAGGAACCACTGCCAATCGTATTCTGCTTGTTCCAGTGTCGGTCGAATGGCTCAGTTATGTGTGGCCTAATGAGGCAGCACCGTCCACGCCATCGGTGCCAGCCTATTATGGCATGTTGACCGATCAGTCGATTATTGTCGGGCCATCGCCGGATGATGTCTATACTGTTGAGGTTACCGGTACGGTTATTCCGCCAGCGCTCAGCGCTACGAATACATCAACATGGATCAGCACATATCTGCCTGATTTGTTCATGGCGGCGGCCATGATCTATGGTGCGGCGTGGCAGCAGAACTTCAGCGCATTGGGCGATAATCCGGCGCAGGGCATGACGTGGGGCCAGATGTACACGCAAAAGCTTCAATCGGCCGAGGTCGAAGAGCAACGCAAACGCTATGCCTCGCAGGCGTGGACGGCGAAGCAGCCTGCGCCGCTCGCCACGCCGCCCAGGAATTGATGAAGATATTGATGGGGATGAGGCATGTCTACTGATCCGCAGACTGTAAATCTCGGATATTTTGTTCCCGTGCGTGGAAGTGATGTTGGCCATTGGGACGAGCCAATGAATGCCAATTACCAGGGCATCGATGCCACGTTTTCTGCGGTATCGGCAATCTCTCTTTCCAACGCCGATTATACGCTTTCGCTTCCTGTTACTGATAGCTCACGATGGCAAGCAAACAACATACAAAGTGCGCTTTTGCGGTTTACGGGAAGTCTATCAACCAACGTCAACGTGACGCTTCCCAGGCCAGGGTTCTGGCTGGTGGAGAATTTATGCACTGGTGCGTTTGTTGTAAAACTTAAATCAGCCACCGCTGGGAAGGTGATTTGTGCGCCTCCGGGCGAGATGGTGCAGATTTTCTGCGACGGCACTGATTGCAAATATGTTGCAATGGGCCGCGTCGGCGAATATGTGGATATTGCAGCGTCGGCAATTCCAGCGTGGATATCAAACTGCACTGTGCCGCCATACGTTAACTGTGATGGGAGCACCGTCAACGCGTCGCTTTATCCTGTGCTTGCCGGGATGATGACAAAGCTACCTGACATCCGTGGCAGAGGACGCGCCTCCCTCAATCAGGGACAGGGCTGGTTTTCAACGAAAAATGGCGGTGTTGATGGTGATACGCTGTTTGCCAGCGGTGGCCGTGACACAGGAGTAATCGTACAGGCGAACCTTCCTAATGTTTCATTTACAGTTGCTGACAGTGGGCATTTTCATTATTTACCTAATGCTGTGGTGGTGGATCAGGTCGGTTACGGTTCCCCTAGTTGCCAGACTGGAACCTCTGTTCAGATTGGCTCGCTTAATGTGACGGAGAGTGCCCAGACCGGGATCACGGTAAAATCCGGTGGCAAGGGTGAGGCGTTTTCGATAGTGACGCCCGTTGTTATTTCCGGGCTCACATTGATCAGGGCGGCGTAATCTCATGCCCTTCGGTAGTGTTACACTCCAGCCCGGCGTAAATGCCGAAAGAACGCCGACGCTGCTTCGCGCTGGCATCTCGCAGTCGCGATTCATCAGGTTCAAAGATTCGCTGGTGCAGAAGCTGGGCGGATGGCAAAGGCTTTATCAGCTGACCGTGTCAGGTATTCCGCGCGATCTTCATGCCTGGGAAGACTTGAACAGCGTGGCGCATCTGGGCGTTGGAACGACGACACAGGTCGCTGTGATTACGCCAAGCGTTAGCACGCTCCATGCAACAGACGTTTCCATTCAGGTCATCACCTCTGATTTTCCGCCGTCTGCGTCCACGGATGGTGTCAATCCGTGGGTTACTATTACTGATCCGACTCTATCGGCAAGCCTGACTACAGAAGACAGCGTTTATTTCAATGTGCCATTCACGATTGGTGGAATTGGTGGAATGGTCATAGATGGCTTGCATGCTATCGTTGCGATTCCAGGGTTTCAGCAATACGCGGTGGCAACGCCGGTAATCTTGCCAAAGAGCAATGTTGTCTATGTTCCTCAGCTTACGACCAAGACCGGTTCGCCAGATGTGTCGATCCATTTTCCAGGCAACGGACTTTTTGCCGGTAGTACGTTTTATTTCCCGATCACAGCGGCCGGTCCTGGCAAAGCAGATGATGGAACTCCCAATGATGTGAGCTTTTTGGGCGGCTACACGGTTTCGTCGGTGGTAGGCAGTCCTACTAATGACGATTTCACTATTAGGGCTGCGAAGCAGTCCACTTCGCCGTCACCGGGCGCTACGTTTTATATGAAGCAGGATTCGTTGGGCAATCCCCTGATGGAGGCGGTTTATTACGTTGCAGTCGGTCCACCTAATCTCGGTGATGGTTATGGCGGCCCGCAACAGCCGTCTGGCTATGGTGGCACCGGTCCTGATTGGCCAAGCTCAGATTCGGGAAATTCGGGCTACGGCACCGGTATCCCTGGCAGAGCGATAGTTGTTCCAGGGGTGGGAGCAGAAGATTGGACGCTGGACAATTGGGGCGAGCTTCTTGTTGCGTGCCCGCTGAACGGCGGTATTTTCTTTTACGATCCTACCGGCGGCTTCCAGAATCTCCAGATCATTCCTACTGCTCCTGCGGTGAATACCGGCATATTTGTCTCGATGTCCCAGGAGATTTTGGTTGCCTTTGGGTCGTCAGTGCATGTTACCGGCGGTTGGGAGCACGACCCGATGCTGGTGGCATGGAGTGATGTCGGGGATTTCACCAATTGGACGCCGAGCGCTGCGACGCAGGCTGGTGATTTCCGCATCAGCATTGGTTCTAAGATCGTCGGGGGAATGGCTGTTGCGAATCAGAATCTGATATGGACGGATTTAGACCTCTGGGCGATGAATTATATCGGTCCGCCCTTGGTGTTTGGATTTAATAAAATTGGCGCTGGCGCTGGCCTGACATCGATGCACGGGGCACAGCAGATGCGCGGCTCTGTTTATTGGATGGGGCCTGTCAATTTTTACTCTTACACGAGCGGCGGCGTGTCTGTGATGCCATGCCCGGTGTGGGATGTCGTATTTCAGAATTTGAATGTGTCATATTTGAATAACGTCAGAGCGATGCCAAACACGAGCTACAATGAAATTGGCTGGCTTTATCCGAGCGCGGCAAGCGTTGATGGCGAGTGCGATAGCTATGTGAAGACGAATCTGCTTGAGCCGGGAATGCCGTGGGATTATGGGCCATTATCACGCACTGCATGGATCGATCACACTGTGCTCGGGATGCCGATTGCATCAACATCTGATGGCCGCATCTTTCAGCATGAGATGACGAACGATGCCGATGGTCAGGTGCTTAGTTCATCGTTTACTACGGGATATTTCTTTCTGAGTGAGGGTGAGGATTTTGTTACGGTTGATCAAATTTACCCTGACTTTAAGTGGAATTTCTATTCGCCAACAACGTTTACCGGTAACGCTGTCCCTGATGCGATGATCACGTTGAATTTCCTGCTTGTGAATTATCCTGGCGACACACCTACCATCTATGGTCCGTTCACTGTTACACGGCAGACGGTGAATGGACTGTTGCAGGTTGTGCCGCAATGGATACCGGTGCGGTTCCGTGGCCGTCAGATGGCGATACAGGTGCAATCGAATGATATCGGGAGTTTTTGGCGGCTAGGTTACGTTCGTTATCGCTTCTCCGTGCAGGGAAGACGCTGATGCCGATATTGGGGCCTCCTCAAAGTCAGGGCACCGCTGGCGGTACGGATATTACGAGCGCCCTGAAAGGAATAACGCTTCAGATTTCGGCGCTGGTGAAGGCTATTCCTGGCTTTAAGAATTTGTTTGTTGCCACATCTGGCGGCACCATGACCGGGCCGTTGATATTATCTGGCGATCCAACGTCGTCGTCGCCGAAACAGCAGGCTGCTACCAAGAACTATGTTGATGGACTTACCGGTGGTGGCGGCGGCGGCGGCGGTGGTCTCGCCAATGGCTTCTTTGTGGGTATGAACATCTATTCCAGTTCAACGACCATTACCATCCCAAGTGCAACGCAGGCTCATGTGCAGATGTGGGGGGCGACAGGTGGCAGCGGCGGCAGCAAAAGCGCTGCGTCTGGTAACACGGCGGGGAGCGGCGGCAGCGGTGCTGGCGGTTATCTGGAGAAGCTTTTTACTGGGCTGACTGCAGGAAACACCATGATCTACACGCAGGGTGATGCTGGTACGGCTGGTGCGGCGAGTACCACGGCGACCGGCAATGGCGGTAATGCCACGGTCACTACGCTTGCCGTCAATGGAACGACGCTGACATGCAATGGCTCGAATGGAACGGAATTTGCCAATCTGGAAATGGGAGATAACACAATTGGCGGCACGGCAACGGGTGGCGATATCAATATTCAAGGGCAATCTGGCGGCACCACATATGGCGGCGGCGAGGCGCAGGGCAGTGCTATTGGCGGAATGACGTTCTTTTCCAAAGGTGCCGATGGTGTCACAGCGACGTTCGGTCATACGGTAGCGGGAAATCCCGGCAATCCCGGTGGGCTGAAGATTACTTGGTACTCGTGAAGGAGATGCGTGATGGCCGATCAACCAATTCAGCCTACGACCCAGACCTCGAATGAGGCTGCGATTATTATTGGCCAGGGTACAGCTGGCGGCACGGATATCACTAGCGCGCTAAAGGGTATCACGCTTGCGCTGGGGGCGCTGGTGACGGCCATGGGCGGCACGGATGCCGCGATGATGTCGGCGTCAAACGAAGGCACCATGTCAAGGCGGCCTCGCCGTTAGACGTGATGACGGGGTGCGTTTGGTGGTGTATGTTCCCGCAATGCCTGAAGGACAAGGATAACAGGCCATCAGCTTGCAGGCTTAATATGAACCACGATATGAACTACGATCAAAAAAATATTGATCTGTGGGATGGCAATTTTCCGATCAGCGATACCGAGGATACGACGTGGCATAAGGCATTGGAAATGGCGGCTGGGGAATACAAGGATAATATTATCGCCTGGACTAAAGGTACAGAAGCGCTCGTGACGGATTGCGACAGCAAGTGGACAGCATGGTCGATTGACTGGGTGTATTTTCCTGCCGGATTGGATGGTTGCCATTGGATTGCGAGAGTTCCGCGTCATCCATGCAATATGGCGAGAACAGCAACTATAGGCCAACTGTAGGCCGGGGAGTTTGACATGCCGCTCGAACACAGCGCTTCGCCCGCAGCATTCAAGCGCAATGTTTCTACGTTGATGGGCGAGATTGGACAAAGTCCTCACGTTCAATCACGCAAGCAAGCGCTTGCAATTTCGTATGCCACGCAACGTCGTGCGGCACAGGGCAAGAAATCCGGTGGCGGCGTTGCCGGGTATCAGATGGGCGGTGCGCCCGGTGCTGGCATGGGAGCGGGAATGGCCGCGCGCATGATCGGTCCCGGCGCAGGGATGCCAATGCGTCCACCAATGCGTCCCGGTATGCCGCCGCATCCCATGTCCATGATGGTCGGTCCTGGTGGTCAGCCTGCTGGCCGTCCCCCTGGTGGGGGCCTGAACATGCCCGGCAATAGGCGTGGCGGTGCCGTGCGCGGCTATCAGGATGGCGGCTCGCCGACGCCGCCGTGGTGGCAAAACAGTGCTGGTCCCAGCGGCCCCGGTGGGCCTGGGGTAACGAAGCCATGGTGGGAGGGCGGTGATCCCAATCCGCCGTCCGCGCCTAAGCCTCCGGCACGTCATCAAGGTGTTACCCCTAAGCCTCCGGTGCATCATCCGGCAGCTACGCCTCAGCCGGACCATCCTCATAATCCCCCTCAACCGGGTAGCCCAGGTGCTTCAGATGGATCGGGTGGAACGGGTGGCACGACCACAAACAGGCCGCGGAACTGGTATGGCCAGCCCGGTGGCGATCCAGGTGGTGGTGCTACAGCGCCGCCGCCGGATATGCGTGGCCAGCCCGGTGGTCCAAGAAAGATGCCAAACCAGCCTGCAACAAACTGGATTGGCGGCAATCCTAACGTGACCGCAGGTTGGGTGAATGGGCAGTGGCAAGGTCAGGGTCCGGCCCCTCCTCTAGCTCCTGGGGCAGTAATGGATAAGTGGGGCAACGTTACATTTCCCAATGGAATGCCCGGCTGGACTGGCGGTGGTTGGGGTTGGCAGGGTGGCGCTCCGACGCCCGGTTATGGTGTTTCCGGTGCTGGGGTTCCGCCGGGCGGTACTACATCGCCTTGGACGGGAGGTGGTCCTGGTGGCAAGGGCGGCATGCCGGGGCAGAGCGCGCCCGGTATTGGCTCAATGCCGATGCAGCCCGCTGGCGGCGGTGCAGTGTCACCCGGCGTGAGCGCAACGCCGATGCCAGCGCAGCAGGCACCTACGGCCACGCCTGTCGCCACCAATCCCGCGGTGAGCAGGCAAGGGGGCGGTCCCATCGGTAATCCTGCTGAAGGTGCTCCCGATCCCGATATCGGGATGGCTATGGGATTGCCTATTCCGCCTATGGGATTAACGCCCGGCCCAGGACCACCCCAAGGGTCGCCGATGCCGGGCAAGATGGGCCGTGCCTGGGGTGGTCCTATCAATGTGGCCAAGGCACCGAATTTGATGGGGCCGAGTCCATTGCAGCGGTTCGAGGGCCGCCAGATGATGCACGGGCCTGTGCTGGGCTCGCTGCCGGGGCGGTCTGACGCTAGGAACACCCAGGTGCCGAGCGGGAGTTATATACTTCCGGCGCATCATGTTGCGTCGATGGGGGATGGTAATTCGATGGCCGGATTACGGGCAGCGAACAACATGTTTGGCCCCAATGGTCCTTACGGCGCTGGCATGCCGAAGGTCGTTCACGGTGCTGGCCCGCCGAAGCCGTCGA